ATCTGAAATTGTTGATGAATTTACTTTCAAAATTACAACAGCAGGTGCAACTGAACATGATTGGCGAAATATCATCCCAAATGGCTTAGTTACAGTAAATGGTCTGTCACAATACGCAGATGTCGCACCAGTTGAATCAGCAGTACTAACAGTCTCATTAGATGTATTCAAAGCACGCACATCAGCAGGATCAGTTCAGCAAGGATTAGATTTTGTTCCACAACCTTACATATTAGGTCGTACTATCCAAAACAGAATTATTGGAATGCTTGGTGCTTACATTGATGTTGAGGCGTTAATAGGATGACATTAGCAACACTACGCGCAAACCTTAAAACAGCAATCACATCAAACAGTGTTTATTCAGTTGTTGATTTTGGTGCAGAATTTGTAACTACACCAAGCATCATGATTTTGTCATCTGATCCATGGCTTGAGCCAGTAACACTTGGAAACAATAAAGCATGGCGTGTTAGATATACATTAGAATTAGTTGCAGCACCTAACACAAACCCTGGTGCGTTAGTACAACTCGAAACAATGGTGGCAACTGTTTTACCATTGATCGGACAATCTTGGCAGATACTTTCAGTTTCCAGCCCAAGGATACGCCAAGCGAATAGCAATGATGTTTATTCGGTTGAAGTGTCAATCACAACAATATACAATCCATAAGAAAGGAAAGACAAAATGCCAACATCAGTATTAACAGGCAGACAAGTTGCCTGCACTTACAAAGCAGTTAACTATGATGACCAAATCACAAGTGCAACAGTTACATTAGATGATCCAAACGGACAAGTACAAACCTTGAATGGATTAGTAGATTATGTAATTGACAAAGAAGTTGGAACAGTAACTCTTGAAATTCTCCAAGACTGGGGCGTTGCAAGTGGATTCTGTGACACGCTTTGGACAGATGCAGACACAAACCCAACAACAACACAAGCAATGACTTTGACAATTAACAGCAAAGTTATGACCTTGACTGTATTACCTAAGCGCCCAGATTTTGGTGGCGCTGCACCGGATGCATTAACTGTTTCAGTTTCAATGCCAATCCGATCAGTTTCAATAGCGTAACTATCGAACAGGGGTCACCTAATGTTTAAGATACAAATAGAATGGAAACTTGCAGATGGAAAGTCCTACGAAGAATGGACTATTCCATGGGAAATTGCGCAGGCTGAAAAAGAAACTGGCACAACTTTCCTTGAATCATTTAAGAAAGAATTACCTCCAAGCCTGGAACAACAATTTTGGCTTGCATACCAAATGCAACGAAGAATCAGTGATAAACCAGTTGGTAAGTTTGAAGATTGGCGATCACAAGTTGTTCACATCAATTCAAAGGATTTTGCAACAACAAATTTTACACAGCCGGAAGCATCGAAAGAAGTTTGATAGAACTGGCCGTCATTTCGCGCCAGCCATTGTCAGAGTTCAAAACGCTTTCGGCAGAGCAGGTATCAACAATTGCAGATGTGGTGAGTAAATATCATGGCAACTAAACCTAAAGAACCTAAACAGATTGTTAAAATTGAAATTAAAGATTCTGACATTCTTGACATTCTTAGAACTTTTAAGAAAATGGACAAGATTGCATCAGAAGATTTAAGAAAAGTTGCCGGTGAGTTATCACAAGAAATTGCAACAGCAATTCAAGGTGCAGCAGCAAACGCAGAAGCCCTTGGAGGAAATGCTAGGCAAGCAACTGCAATTGCATCCACAATTAAAGTTAATCGTGATCGCGTACCAAGTATTTCAATTGGTGGTTCAAAAGCAGTTACATCTTCAGGTGCGCCAGCAGGAGCAATCTTATTTGGTGCAGAATTTGGATCAAGAAAATACAAACAATTTCCAAGACGCAGACCCAAAGACCCTGGCACAAAAGGAAATCAAGGGTATTTCATATTTCCAACACTTAAGTATATGCAACCACGAATCAAACAAAAATGGGTTGATGGTGTTGATAAGATTAGAGAAGAGTGGAGAGGTAGAGTTTAATGGCTGATATTAGGACACTTAAGTTATCGTTATTGGCTGATACTGCTCAATTCTCATCAGGATTAAATCAAGCCTCAAATGACACGCAATCATTTACTTCTAAAGTTGATAAGATTGTTGCAAACGCAGCCAAAGCATTTTTGGGACTTGCAACAGCCGTTGGCACAGCAGCATTTGCAATTGGTGTCAGTGCAGTCAAGGCTGCTATTGAAGATGAAAAAGCCCAGGTTAGCCTGGCTCAAACTTTACGCAATACAACTAAAGCAACAGATCAACAGATTGCTGCAACTGAAGATTATATTGATGCTACTGCTAGGGCAACCGGTGTTGCTGATGATCAACTTAGACCAAGCCTTGACAGATTAGTTAGATCAACACAAGATGTTACTAAAGCACAAAAACTTCAACAACTTGCATTAGATATTGCAGCAGGTACAGGCAAAGATTTAGCAGCAGTTACAGAAGCACTTGGTAAAGCCTATGACGGCAACCTAGGTGCATTAAAGCGTATTGGTGTACCACTTGATGAAAACATTGTCAAGACTAAAGATTTTGATGCAGCAGTCATTGCATTGTCAAATACATTTGCAGGTCAAGCAGCAGCAGCAGCCGAAACATTTGCAGGAAGAATGCAAAGAGTTCAAATTGCAGTTGATGAAGCCAAAGAACAAATCGGATTTGCTTTACTACCATTTATGGAAAAACTTGCAAAATTCACAACAGATAATTTAGTACCAGCACTTGAGGGCTTAGTTAATGGATTGACTCGAAGTGGCAAACAAGGATTAACAAAAGCCTTTTATGATGCTGGAACTGGTGCAGTAACATTTGGTTATGATCTTGATTCAACTGAGGGCAAAGCCTATTTACTTGGTGAACAGATTAGAGAACTTGGTGACGCCATTGGAAGACTCTTGGCTATTGATCCAAGCAGTGGTGAAAGTTCATTAATTAAGTTAATTGATTCATTAACTAGGATTATTGAAAAGACTGAGCAAGCAATAGCAGCATACGAAAGATTCAAAAACTCATTTGTGGGTGGTGCGATAGTTGATTTCTCAATGTTGCCAATAAGAGCCACAGCAGCAGCAGCATCAGGGGATGTTCGAGGCGCAATTAACATTGTGAACAATTTTGGTGCAACCAATTCAAAGGCTCAAGCCAATACAGTGGTCAAATCAATTAACAATGCTGCAAAGGCTGGCACTGTCAATAAGTTTGTCAAACCAATGATTCCAGGTAGATAATCGTGCCTTGGTCACCAAACGCCACAGTTAAAATTAACGGCACAGCCGTAACAAATTACACACTTGAAGGTGTGCAAATTAACATGGGTCGTGACAATGTACAACAACAATCTTCAGCAGGATTTGCAACAATTGATTTTTTAGATTTGCCTTACACGGATGTTGAAATCTTTGACACCATCACAGTTACCCTGGACAATTACACAGGTGTTGATACAACAATCTTTACAGGGCTAGTCACAGATGTTTCAGTTTCAGTTCTTGATGCTGGAACAACAAACACATTTATTACACAGATCAGTGCATCTGGTGCGCTCTCAGAACTTGCAGCCAAAGAAGCAAACATTGTTGGATATGCTGAACAAAAAGATGGTGATCGTATTGTCTCAGTTGTCACTGACACTTTTGGACTTAAATGGAATGAATTACCTGCAACACAAGTTTGGACTGATTACACAACTGAAACTTGGAGTTCATTATTAGGTGTTGATGTATCTGCAATTGACACACCTGGAACATATGATCTGTTTAGTTCCGTTGCAGCACCAGAACCATTAAATGCTTTGAACTATGTTCAAATTGTTGCCGATTCTGGCAGTGGCTTTATTTATGAAACTACTTCCGGTGGTATCGGTTATCAGGATCAAGATGCACGCGCAGACTATGTGTCGGCAAATGGATTTGTGAACATCTCAAAGAACTTTATTTTGGCAGATGGTATCAATGTGACTACATCTCGAAATGACATCATCAATGATGTAAGAGTTATTTATGGTGCTGCACAAGATGTTATGCAAGTTGAGGAACTTGATTCAATTAGTCAGTACGGCAGAGTTACACAGTCAATTGAAACATTCTTAAAGAACTCAAGTGATGCTGATACTTTGGCAGATCGTCTAGTACTTCTTAACGCTTATCCATCACCAGTAATTCAAGGCGTTCAAGTACAAATTGATGCACCAACAATGACATCATCATTGCTTAATTCCTTGGTTGGTGTATTCTTTGGAATGCCGGTATCAGTTACAGACTTTCCCGCACTTTTGTATCCAAATCAATTTTTTGGATATGTGGAAGGGTGGCAATGGGATATTGACAGGTTCACTGCACGATTGACTTTGAATGTGTCAGACTTTACATTCTCAGCAGTTCCAGTGGCGTGGCAAGATGTATATGCTGGTGAAATTTGGAGTACAATAGATCCATCACTACAATGGCAAGATGCCTTATTAGGAGTTAATTAACACATGGCCACAACTACAACCTATTATGGGTTTGATATTCCGCAGAGCAGTGATTTAGTTAAAGATGGTGCAACTGCTATTGCGACATTAGGTCAAGATATAGATACTGCAATGAACACAGCCCTTGGCACAAAAAAATCCGGATTGGTATTACTGAATACAACTAGTTTTAGTG